CATTCTGTGTATAGTTAACAAACTGATGTCCAGCCGCTTGCAATGCAGTAGCGATGTCTGGAGATACAACTACGAAGTTTCCTGGTCCTCTACGTGTGTAGATAGCGATCTGGTTAGCTTGATAAATGATAGCAGAGATGATACTCATATATCTTTCACCATTCCAACGACCGAAATCGTCACCAGCAGATACGTCAACAGCAGGGATGATACCTCCGCCTTTAGTCGTATCTGTAGCCGCACGATAAAGATTAGAAAGAAGTTCACGGTCAAGTTCAGCAGTAATTTCATACTGAAGTACATTTACCATTTCACGTTCGATATCTACACCATGCATCGCTTTGATATCTTGTGCCGCTTCAAGCGAGAAAGATGCTGCGAGTTTACGTGTAAGTGCTTCGATAGCCTGTTGGTCAATACGAAGACCAAGCTGATTCCACTGTGGTTCTTGTCCGCAACCAGAAGTTACCCAACCAGTTGTACAGTTTGAACGGCTGTCCGCAATCTGAAGAGCTTCCCCAGCAGATGTAAGCAAACCAGTACCAGATGTCCCATAAGTAGCAGAAACTCCACTAGCAGTTGAAGGGAATGGAACAGGATGTGACGAAGTACCAGGAGCACCAGAATAACCAGCATATTGTGGAACTAAATCCCATGCCGCTTCTGGACCTTTACCATTTTTGTCGTATGTGAAACGAAGAGCGTATGCAAGACCAACTGGGGTTGACATAGCCTGTACACCAACAACTTTGTTAGCAAAAAGGTCTGGGAATGTACGTCTCTGAAGTGCAAGAGCTACTGGACGGAATCTCCAGTCTCCACCTTTCCAACCAGATGGTCCACCGTTACCAGCAGTACCAGGATTAGAACCAAACGCACCATCTAATGAACCTGTGCTTGTCGCACCGTCACCAGAAAATTGTCCAGATTCACCGAGGAAAATCTGATTACCGTTAAAATCTTTAATCTCTTGGTTTTCAAGTAACTGAGCAAGGTTTTCTTTTACATATTGGTCATCGATGCTTTTGATGCTCATAGGACCTTTAGCAGCTTCCCACTTACGAACCAATCTTTCTTTATAATTAGACATAATTAAGTCCTCCTAAATATATTTCATTTATTAAATTAAATATCTGTTAGCCATATCGCTAATGTCGAATTCGTCAGTTGATTCTTTAAGATCCTGTTTAATAGGCTCTTTAATTACATCAACGACTGCACCTTCATTTACAGATTTGATTTTTGTTTTTACAGCAGTTTTCACAGCCGCTTTTAATTTCGGTTTAACACCTTCTGATTCTTTAATCAAGCCAACGTAGTTGTCGATGTTTTTTTCAACATGATCAAACTCTTTATCTTTGAACATTTCAACAACACGTTGTTTGCTTGTTCTAGTTAAACCGTTAGTTTTTTCAGCGATCAAAAGATATGTAGCACTTTTTTCCAACTCATTTTCAAGTTGAATATTTCTATTAATTGATTCTGACAAATCTTCTTTAACTCTATCAATTTCTTTCTGATAAGAATTAATAGTTGATTGAGCTTTAGAGTTGATTTTCAAATGATTATCATTGAACACTGCACGAATACCTTCTACCACTGGCATAAGAGTTTCGTTAACTGCAAGTCTTTCAAGAGTAGCATCTGAAATTTGCTGACCAATTACATGGTCAAGATAAGAATCAAGTTTAATTGCAACTTGTTGTTCAATAAGAGCAAGTTTCTTATCGTATGTTTCAACAAGTTTCGCTTTTTCAGCCGTAAGTTTTTCGATAACAGTTTCTTTCACATATACAGCAGATTGCTCGTTGTAGAATTTTTTCAATTCTTCTTCTTTAAGTTTAACTAAACCAGAAAGTTTAGCTTCAACCTTTTCAGCAATAGATGCTTCGATAGCATTTTCAAATGTTATTAAATCTTGCGGAGTCAAAAGTTCCATAACCTTCTGGGTAATTTTCTTTGACATAAGATATTCCTCCTAAATCTCATATACATAAGTATTTATATTATTTGTTTTTTTCATTTAAGTTATTTCAATAAATTTAATTAAATTTATAAACTTTAAAAAATACAAATCCTTACTTCATAGTATTTTAGATCTTTAAATTAATTTTTGTTTTTCGATTGACATTTAATACACCAATTAAAACATTTTATATTCATATGAATATTTATATATTTTAACGAATCAATTTCAAGAAATCATTAAGATATTGTAAAGTAGCTTTAGAAAACTCTTCTTTATTATATCTATTTTCTCTAACTGCTCTATTCATGTTCTGTTTAAGTTGTCTCACAGCAGATTCTACAATCTCACCAGTTTCAGAAACTATGTATTCTTTGTTTTCAAGAACACCCTCAACAAATGCAGTAGGGGCTGAAGGATCAGCCACAATATCTACAGTAATGAGTTTATAGTCATCCTTAACCATATCTCCATCAAGTGTGCCAACTCCACGAGTTGACATACCTAATTGTACACCATCCTGTACTAAAGCCTTAGCGATTTTACCCATAGGGGTATCTAACAATTTAGCACAACCAATTCCAATATTACCATCCATTGTAAGTTCGGTGATAATATGTGAAATTCTATCAAGATTGATAGTTGGTTCTGGTGGGTGATCCAATTCCCCAATAGATCGATTAGTTTTGATTTTATTTTCATAGAAATCTTTAACTTCACGAGCTAATGTTTCCAGCATATATCTACGACCATTACGGTTCTTAGTATTAGCTTCGAGGAATGGACCTTTCAAATAGTAATTTTTTTTATTACCGCCATCAACTTCTTCAGATATTAATTGTAAGTTATCGTGAGACACGAATTCTCTTAGAAGTTTCATTTTTAACCCTCTTATTCTTTATCGAAATTAGCGTTAAGTCTATCAATGATGATAGCTTTCTTTTCACTGATTCTATCTTCGATTTTAGAAGCTGTCTGTTGCTCGATATGTTTTGTCAAATCTGCCCAGTTACTATCTAAAACCATCTGTACTATGGTATCCATAATTATCTCCGATCAATATTATTTAATTAATTATTATGCACCAGTGTCAAATTCCCCTGTTGCACCACCCGCTTCAGCACCAAAGTCTCCACCAGCTTCTGCCCCTGCTTCCGCACCAGCTTCTGCCCCTGCCTCGGCTCCAAATTCAGCTCCTGCGTCCATTCCAGCCTCAGCACCAAATCCACCAGCTTCAGCTCCCGCTTCTGCTCCAAATTCGCCACCTTGTTCACCTGCATCAAAACCAACATTTTGTTGTGCTAATCTTGAAGCTTCTTTTTCTTTATCAAGAAGTTCTTTATTTTTATTGTATTCTTCATCAGACATTAAGAACCAATTTCTTAATACAAATTCCATTGAGAATGGAGCATTTTCATTTTCTTCTGGTTTATAGATATATGTTTCTATTGCACCAAGAATACCAAATCTTGCCTCAAGAATTTCAAGTTCTTTATATTGTTTCCACAAATTTGATTGTGTGAATTGAATTCTGTAAAGTGTCTCATCGATATATTTATCATCAAACTCTTGTAATCTTAACAATGTTAAAAATGCATCCATGAATATAGAACCAAAGCGTTTTTGGAGTCTACCAACGAATCTTGAGAATTGAATCTCTTCTCGTGTGATTTCTCCGCCTTTACCTGTAGTGTAAACATCAGATGAATCGCTACCAAGTTTGTGCATTCTATTACTAGGAATTTTCATTGTTTGACGAAGATTATTTTTGAAATAATACACATCTTCCATTTCACCAAGATTCTGACCACCAGGAAGGGTTGTTACTTCAGTACCATAACCATTCTCATCTTTAGCAAACCAGAAGTCTTCTGTCATTGCTTGGAAGTTTCTTGATGAATCCATTGCACCTGTTGATGGATCATAGAACACATTTTTTCTATATCTTTGTATAAGACCACGAATATATTGTTCAGCTCTACCTTTTGGCATTCTACCAACACCAATGTTCCAGATTCTTCTTTCTGGAGCACGAACGATACGATATACAACAACAGCATCTTCAAGATATTTAAGCTGATTATATGTACGCATACTTGCTTCCAAGAATCCACGAACATCTAATTTATTTCTACCTGTGATACCATAATCGATATAAAGAACTTGATCTTTGTCAAATCTTGTTTCATCTTCAGCACCACCAGCATTACCATCTTTATTATCATCAGCAGTATTATTGTCATACCCACCTGTGTCTGGAGCATCACTACTACTTCCACCATTACCCATACCAGTACCAAACATATAGTTTGAAGTCTGTACGAATCCTGCGATTTCAGTATTATCATCAAAGATTGGTGTCATTGTGAATGGTGGTAGAGTTTTAAAGTCAATTATTAAATCTCCATCATCATTAAGAATAAGCTCTAAATAAATCTCACCATCAATCAACCATCTTCTGAATAATTCCCAACCTGTGTCATTTAAACAAAATACATCATTGAGAAGATAATCCCAATAGTCACGAAGTTGTTCTTCTATATGTTCTGGAACTTCTTCTCTAAGTTCTAATGACATATAATTACCTTCAGAGTCGTCAACCATAGCTTCATCACAGATCATATCAATACCGTCATTAATATCGGGATAAAATGACATTTCTCTGTATTTGAAAATTCTTTGAGCTTTAACTCTAAAATACTGTTCAAACTGAATACTCACCGATGATAGACCATAATTCTGATCCCCACCATTCATACCATAATTCAAATATGAAGAATACCCAAAGTCAAGTTGCTCTTGAGAGAGACCTTGACTGTTTTGGGTTTTTTCTTTTTCATCTTTAACATTGGAGTCTAATAATCTACCAAATCTAAAAAATTTGGCATATTTATTGGTGTCTCCCAAAATAGGTAAATTCATTATTCATCCTCTTCAATAGTTTCAACTTCATCACACGATTCTGTAAAACGTGAAACATAATCACGAACTTTTTTTATTTTATCTTTATCTGTAGTGGTCATTTTATTGTAAAATTTCCACCCTGGTTTTGCACTGCCGTTACCTGTAGCTGTAGATGCACTATCGAGAGATCCTGTACTTATAGCGGCATCGCCACCAGCAGGAGCATCTTCTAA